TCTCATCGTGCATGTGATTGAATGGCTTGTCTTCTGGTGTGTTCCTAGCAGCCCAAACTTGGTCTGGTAAAAACACGTCATCGTTTTTGTTCCATCCAGTCGAAACTAGGACGGTACTGAGGTAGTAAAGGTCAATCTGACCTTGATTCGCCGACGCAATAGCGGCAGAGATGTTCTTTAAGTTAAGTTCTGAATATGGATTCTCAACCAACTTTGCAACACTCTGGTATTGAATGGATGCTTGAGATCTAACGATCTCTTCAATCCCGTCTCGCTTCTCTCTATCGAAAATCTTCATTAGTTACCTCTAAATAAAGTATACACAAAAATGTTAAAATTGTTCGTTTTATGGGTTTTTAGCTGAGCCAAAATGATTCAACATAGTGACCAATAACACTCCTACGGAATGCTTCTACGGGCATAGTGTCTATTGAAATGTCGTGCTCCTGAAAGGCCTCTGCTAGATCCTGAGGAACTCGTTTACCCCCAGAAATAACGGCATAAACCTCTTTCTTTCCTACTGGCTCCATAGGCTCCAGATTTGTGAATACTTCAACCTTTAGGTTCTCAAGTTGCTTAACTTGAGCCTTGGTTAATTGTCGTACTGTTTTCTTTTCGTTTGCACCCAAGAATGCTTTAGTCAAAACTTCGGAACTATTGTCCCAAGCCTCTTCTGACCAACGGATTAGCTCTGCCACACCCGGCTTAGACTTAGGCTTAGCCTGTCTTTGTTTTCTAGGGGCACTATCCTTAGAATTCTTAGGTCTGCCGTTTGGCTTTCCATTGCCCTTGGGTGTTAGTTTCTTAGCACCACCGGGCTTTTTGCTTCCACCAGGACCAGCCGCAGGAGCAGGAGGTTTGGGCTCATTCTCATACTGAAACTTGAGCTTCTCCTTTTCTTCCTTGGTTGTTTTCTTCATGGTGTCATCGTCGAATTCCTTCTGTTTACCCATCTTTTCAAGCTCTTGAACATGTCGAGCATTGTGGAATGGACCGGCCTTATCAGGCATACCATCGCCCTCTCTTGCTGCAATTTCCCTCTTTAGACGTACTCTTTCAACAGTAGGAGTCTCTTTGAATCTCTCCAGTAGAGTCTCATCACTGATGATATTACGGTCAGCTAGTTGAATAAGAAGATTCTTCTCAGCAGCCTCGTCAGAAAGGCTCATTTGGTCAAATACAACCTCTGGAGCGTATCTAAAGCCCATCGCCTTACGAACTTTCTCTACTTGTGCTTGCCAGAACTTGATTAACAAGTCTCGCCCATATTGTAGTCGTTCTACTAGCGTTTTAAGAGAAATAAAGTTGTTAGTAAAGCCTCCACCATTGCCAGACATACCAGTAAGAGTAGGGGGCACTCCTAGTCCAGCATAGATAGAGTTCCATACTGAATTGTACTTCTCTGAGCCCAAGAACTTGTGGACTTCTGTATTAGATTCGGTAAACTTTAACTCTGGACCCCACACAAGCTCCATAGTGCCTCCGCCCTGGTTATTTGCCAGGATGTTACGCAGTCTATCAATACCCTCCTTAGTAGGAAGGATTTTGTGCTCAAAGTCTCCAAGTGTCCACAGTCTAATGTTAGAAATAGCACCATCAAGGGCCGACATGTCTGCCAGTTTCATCTTCTCTAGCATACCAACATCATCAATGATAGCGTGGATCATTGGGTCAGCCCATTGTTCCCAGTCGTCTTTCTTGTAGTGGAATACGCTTAGCCTGCCATTTTCTAATCTGACTTGGCCCTTGTTCTTATTGATCTGCTCTCGCATACCTTTGGGCAGCTTGTCGAATACAGACTTGGGCATGTTGGCCGTTCTCTGGCTCTGAGAGTCAAAGGTTCCGAAGTGCCCACCAATCTTAGCCTTGCCACTAACGTTCAGATATAGATCGCCGTCAGCCTTGACATCCAAACTTAGAGGGTTAAAAAACGTATAAGCAAAAGGAATTCTGTCTTCTTTTGTTGGGTTCTTGACCTTGATGTCCCCAGCTAGGGCCTTCATGTACTTCCTAAGCCCCTCGTCTACGTCTGCATAAGATTCGTAAACTACGACTTGGCCCGATCTGTAGAGGTTATTAAGAAAACGTTCTGATCTCTCTTTTCCATTTACTTGCTTGAACCATTGCTGGAAGAAGCTTTCGGCACTTTTGTCTCGGTGTACCAAAGAGACACCCTGACAAGCGAAATCGCCCATCAAATCAATTACATTCCGAATCAATCCGACGTTCTTGTATGCGTTCACACAATCTCTAATCATGCGTCTCTTATCTTGAGAGACAGCCGAGTCTGGGCGAAAGGTTTCGTAATCCGACCTTCCGTAAGATGGCTTCGTGCTTATATTCTGTTGTTGTGGAGCAGCGTAACTCCTGTGTGACGCAGCACTTGAGCCTTTGTAGACTCCAGTGTAGGAACCATTGTTCTCTTCGTGAATAGCCATAGCCTTCGCAGTGGAGCCATAGTTTTCACTCCAAGTAGTTTCGTTTTCTGTCATGTTGCCACCAATTCTGCGTGTTTAAGTATTCGGATTACAGTTAGATTATACACATTTAAGAAAAAAGTTGTCTTTCTACGTGTTTTCAGCTATAATAGAGTATGAGGGAACTTCCTCAGAACACAAACAATCAGATAGGAGTCACAATGGCTAAGAAGAAGACCGCAATCAGAAAAGCAGCAGATCCACAAGAAAAAAACCTTAGTGTAGTTAGCGTAGAAGACGCGAAGAAGAAGGTCAGCGACATTGTCGTAGTTGGCAATGGCGACACTATGCAGATACTTTGCAAAGCAAGTAGCGAAGAGCAGGGCTGGATGAAATCCGCCAAGGCTATGGAAATTAAGAGTGTTGGATGTCTCGTGCAATTTACCACTCAACAAAGAAACATCGACGGAACATACTCTGTTGCAGAGACTTCCTCGTTTCTCCCAGGTACTAAACTCAGACCAGACGTAAACGGCGGAATGAAAGTGGTGCCTCAAAACTACAATGGCGACTAACCGTAAACGTCTTTCATGCCCTGGGTGTACCAATTAGGCCCACTCATAAGCTGCCCCTTCTTCTCTTTCTTGGAGTAAGCTCTGGTATTAGCAAATCCTCCATAGGAGGCGTAGACCAATGGGGCTGGTGCCCTATCTAGCGTTCTACAAGCCATATTGGCCATTAGGAGGGCGGAATACCTGTCCTTCCTAATTCTGCTCTTCTTGCCAACGCCGATGATGACTTCCGGCGTGTCCCACTTATCTCTACCACTAGGCGTAGCGGTTATCTCAATAATGGACAGTTCATCTTTCAAGTCTTCAATGTCTAAGACTACGTCTTCCATGGTATCATAGGTTCTACCTGTAAGTTCGTCGTCTGTTAAGGACAATGCTAGGCTCGCACCATCATACTTAGGGAAGATAAGCATCTTGTCTTCAAAGTCTTTCTTTAGGCCGTGATTAGCTTCTGCATACCAGTCGTACTTGGCAAACTGGCACATCTCAAGGATATGTAGCCCCTGCTCGTCGTCAGTGTCCTTCTCGTCGTCTTCGTCGATAGTAGGCCAGATGGGCTGCTCACCCGGTTCAAGCTTGTCCTCGTCGTGCAGAGCCTCCATAATGGCGATACCACCACCTTGGGCGTCCAAGGCGATGTGCTCGGTGTTAAATCGCTTCATCAAGTCCCTGATCTTTCTAGCACAGAATGCGTAATAATCGGTTTCTGTAGACCAGCCAGACTTCTTAAACTCTTTGTGTTGAGACCTATTTGTTGTCCAGCAATGCACAATCTTCCTATGGCCAAGGTTCCTTTCTAAGATTACAATGCTAAAGTTGTCATTCTCAGACGCAGGGTCAACGCCCATAACATAACGCTTTTTAGGGTCGCCCATAAGCATAGGCTCAAAAGAAATCTCTTTGCCTTCATTTGCATGGTCCTTGATTACGTTTTCTGGAGAGGGTACGCAGGACTCGATAAGGCTTCTCTTGAAGAACCCCTGTGAGTCTCTAGTAAACACGGCTCCAAATTCCATAGAGTAAATACCCTTGTGGACAGTGGCCTTAGATCTAGCAACTTGGTCAGCATCCATGAAGCCCTTAGGCAAAAGCTCGTAGGGCACTCTAATAATAGAATATTGAGTCCAATCAAAAGTCTCTGGCACTTCTTCTCCATTAAAAATGTCGCTTAGTCTATTGGGGTGTCCTTTTGACTTGATTGTTTGTCTCCATTTCTTCCAGTATTCAGCGAAATGATTAAATTCGTAATACGCCGTTCCAGACAGAATGATTTGGTTAGCAACAGCCTGCTTGCCTTCGATAATCTGTTCTTCTTCAAGTTCGATACCAAGATCTTTAGCCATAACCTCAGCAGCCAGCCGTCTAACGTTCTCAATAGGACTAGAGCTAACAGCCGCAAAGCCAGCAACAACGTTTTCAAAAATGTCCCTAGGAATTGAAGCAAATTCGTCAGCAACAATATCATTAGCTCTTTGGCCTCTAATCTTTTGGCCATCTCCAAGGGGTAAACAGGTGATAACGCTATCGTTAATCTTCATGACGCAACGGTCAACTTCTCTCTTAGGCCCTGAGCCCTCACTACATAGATCTCTAAGGAGCGGCGAATTACGCCAGATCGTCTCCATGTATTCAAACAGAACCTTAGACTGACGGAAAGCCGAACCTACAATCACGATCTTACGACCATTTAGCAGTAGTGCTCGGATAATGGCATATAAAGAAAGACCAAAAGACTTACCAAAACCACGACTAGCGATAAGCATGGGAAATTTACGTTTCCATAGTTCGTCAAGGAACAAACACTGCATGGGCAGCAGTTGGATATTCAGTAGCTCCTTACACATGAACGAGAAATACTCAGGGCGAGACATTAGATAGCTCAGCCTAAGGTGAAAGTCGTCCCTGTTTGGCTTAATAAAGTCAGTAGGATTAAAGAGTTCGTCGTCGTTGATCTCACCTAGCCCTAGCCAAGCTTCTTCAATCTTCTTTAGCTGAATCTCTAGTTGTTTCTCTTCGCTTTTCTTTAGTTGTTTTTTCTTTTTAGCCATTGTATTTTAGTGCTGCGATATTAGGGTAGTCTGTTGATCCTAGGATTTCGTCTGCTAGTCCATAATGAACAGCTTCCTCTGCGTTAAGATACCAGTCGCCCTCTTCCATTTTCTTTTGAACATATGTTGTTGCATACTTATGGGCGATGTCTGACTCGTATCTTTCTGTGAAATAGGGGCCGTACTGCATCTTGGATGCGTAGATCTCTATCATGTTCTTTGTTAGCTTGCCAGCGAAGCGAAAATATCTCTTATTGTTGGCGTGATTGCCTACAAAGGCCTCTGAGCCGTAGTGGCACATCATATAAGAGTTGGGCATCATAACCCTGAAATCTGCTGCTTGAGGGATAATACTACTCATAGAGCAGGCATATCCGTAGATCAAAACGGTAATGTAGGATTCTGCGAAAGTCATCGCGTCGTACATCGCCATCCCCTCTTCCCACTCTCCACCACCACCAGCATTTAGATGAATAAGGATAGGTCCAGGCTTGTGCTCTAGGGCACGCAGGTTTTTGATGAACATGGAACCAATCTTGTTCTCAATGTCGTCGTCTTCACTGTTGTTGTAATACCTGTGAACGAAAATCTCCCTATTCTTGTGGTCCACGGAAAAATTATTAAGATCTTCTAGCAGTTCTCTCATTATTTTACTTTTCCTACTGTGTACTTCTCATGCAGCCTCTTGAATAGGCCGCTCAAGAACATAAAGGTGTTGTGCTTGTTTTCACAGAACACAACGTGAATGTCATTGTAGATCGCAAGCTCATTGAGAGACTTCATAAGATACTTTCCAGTGATCTTTAGGGTCTTCTTTTTAGCTTCTGGAATCCTGGTGCCCTCTGGGAATTTGAGAACATCGTCTAGCGTAAATTCGCATACTAGGAACTTATGTTCAAATGGCTCCATTCTCTTGACTTCTGCCATGAAGGCGTGTTTCTTCTGTCCCAGGTTAATGGCGATCTCTTCAACAGACGCTTTTCTCTCAATGCAGATCTTGTCTTCAAGGCCTTTAATGGTATAGTCGCCTGTGTCTAGCTTCTCAGTAATCATTCCCTCGCACTGGTCGTAGGGGCCGAAGAACAAACCTTGTTGCTCTCTAGTGTCTTGAATGATTGTGTATTTTGGCTTACTTGCTTTTGCCATTGTTCTTTCTCGCAATTGCTAGGAAGACTCGCTGATAATGAGTCTCTTTTTTTGAAATTGAGTCATGACACTTCCTACAGAGAGTAAGGCCATTTCCAGGGTCGAACCTCATGGATGAGGCTCTTGCCCACGTTATGATATGGTGAGCCTTCAAAGCTTTCTTCGAGTTACAGCCGGGCATTTGGCATACCCAGCCGTCTCT